GTAAACACACGGCAGAGCAACACCATTTCCCCACAGCTTGTACTCGGCAGAGTCGCTGTGGGGATTTTTCAGCCATGCGCGAATCTGCTTTTCCGACTTTGGCTTTACTGCTCCGCCCACGATTTTTCGGTGAGTTTCAAACACATCTTTCCAGAAACGCAGTTCTTCCTCTGTCGGATTGTCTGTCCCTAGGTCGGCGCACCACCAGTCGGGAAATCCCTGCAAGCGGGCGCACTCGGTAGGGGTTAGCCTGCGGACTATGTATTCCGGAGAATTCACGGTCGGCGGGTCTTTGTAATCGCTTGCGACAAGCGTGTTTGCAAGGTTTTCCTCGGCTTCGGTATGATAGGAATTCTTGCTTGTGCTGTAAACAAGCGTTTCAGAGCCTCCTCCGTACATTCCACCTGCGGCTCGGAGCGCACCGCATTTATCGTTTTCGCTGTACTTCGTGTAGCTGTCCCGCGAAAATGCGACAGCATGGCGGTCGGTGGTGTTCAGAGTGAACGAAATGTCCTCGTTTACACCGCTGCCTTGCGGACCGTTTTTCTCGGCTCTGCCTATCATTGAACCTTGAACCGAAACCACTGCGATTCCACCTTGATTACAAGAGGGGTTGCCGCCGTTGCCGTCAAGGGTTCTCGCTGTTTCAGCGTGATATATTCCGCTATGAGGGTTAGACGATTTCATTGAATTGCTGCCGTCCGAGCAGATACCGTATACCACCGCAACACCGCCTTGGTTAGAATCGGGAGAGTTACCTACCGTGTCAATCGTCCGTGCAGTGTCTGTTTCATAACAGTTCTGACGCGCATTCCGAGTGCCCTCAGAGGTAAATCGCACATCAAAGCACTTAGGATTTTCCAAAACCACGAACGGCTGATTATTGCCGCCCATGCCGTAAGTTGAACTCACTGTCGGAGCGACCTCAAGCGGACCTGTATACCTTGTGTCCTGCGAGTGATTTTCGTAGACAGCCGCCGGAACTGTTCCAGCACGGAGCGTAGACGAGGTTTCTTCCTCGTAGCCTATCCCACGGGCTTTTGCGGAGTGCTCAGTGCAAAATCCTGCTGCGCCTGCCGTTCCAGAGCTGCTTTCAATAGCGACGGTAGTTCTTTGCCACGCTTTGAAGCTCTCAGCAGAATACCCCGACAAGCCTTCGGACTCAAATAATACTTTTCCGGCGCATTCGCCGTCAAAATCTGCGACAAGGTAGATGCGTTTTCTTCTCTGGGGGACTCCCCAGTATTGCGCATCGAGCACTCGCCAGGCAAGGGAGAAATTGTCTGCCACGATGTTTCCTGCGGCAGTCCATTTCTCACATCGAGGAACAGAAACACTTTCGTCCTTGACCCTGCACAGGCTTTCAAGGACGCAGCGGAAGTCCTCGCCTTTGTTGGACGAGAACGCTCCGGGAACATTTTCCCAGACTGCAAATCTCGGGTATCTTCCATTTGTGGCGCACCTCATTTCCTTTATAATTCTGACTGCCTCATAGAACAGGCTCGACCTCGAACCATCAAGACCGCCTCGCTTCCCGGCAATGCTCATATCCTGGCATGGACTGCCGAATGTGATTATATCCACGGGCGGGAGTTCCGCGCCGTTCAGTGAGGACACATCTCCGTAATGCTTGATTTGCGGCAGCCGCTTTGTTGTAACCCGCACGGCGAACGGCTCAATTTCCGAAGCCCACAGCGGTGTAATTCCTGCAAGCAGTCCTCCGAGCGGAAAACCGCCCGAACCGTCAAACAGGCTGCCGAGCGTGAGTTCATTCTTCATCGGCAACCTCCAGTTCAGCATAAGGTATCTTCTTGCCGTCACGAACCAAATACACATTTTCAGCCGAGCCGACCTGCTCGATGTACCGCTTCACAATAACATCGCAGAACTTCTCGTCAAGTTCGATTGTGTGGCAAATTCGGTTCGTCTGCTCACAGGCAATGAGCGTACTGCCCGAGCCGCCGAATGGATCGAGGACGATACAGTTGCTCATGCTTGAATTCTTTATGGGGTAGGCGATAAGCGGTATCGGCTTCATCGTGGGGTGGTCGCCGTTCTTTTTCGGCTTGTCGAACTCCCATATCGTAGTCTGCTTGCGGTCGGAGTACCATTGATGCTTGCCGTTCTTCTTCCAACCGAAAAGGCAAGGCTCATGCTGCCACTGATACGGCGAGCGCCCGAGAACAAGCGACTGCTTCTTCCAGATACAAGTGCCGGAAAGGTAGAACCCCGCATCAGAAAACGCTTTTCTGAAATTCAAGCCCTCTGTATCTGCGTGGAAAACATAGATGCTTGCGTCGTTCGCCATAACTTTTTCCATGCAAGTGAAAGCGTCAAGCAGGAACTGATAGAATTTCTCGTTATCGAGGTTATCGTTCTTGATTTTTCCTGCCGAACCCTCGTAATTCACATTGTACGGCGGATCGGTTACGATCAGATTTGCCTGTTTGTCGTTCATGAGGAGTTCGTAAGTTTCGGATTTTGTGCTGTCACCGCAGACCAGGCGATGGTTACCGAGTAGCCAAAGGTCGCTGGGCTTTGTTATGCAAGGTTTTTCCATCTCTGCGTCAACATCAAAATCATCGTCCTTGGTGTCGGAATCATCGTCAAAAAACGCAGCGAGTTCCTTTTCATCAAACCCGGTCAGCGAAAGGTCGAAATCATCTGCCTGCAACGCTTCAATCTCGACTTTCAGCATCTCCTCGTCCCAACCTGCATCGAGAGCCATGCGATTATCCGCAATTATGTACGCTTTCTTCTGCGCAGGAGTGAGGTAATCCACAAACACGCAAGGCACATCGGTTATGCCCTCCGCTTTCGCAGCACTAATTCTTCCGTGGCCCGCTATTACATTGAAATCCCTGTCGATAATTACGGGATTGATAAAGCCGAACTCACGCAGCGAGGAACGCAGCTTATTCAGCTGTTCCGCAGAGTGCGTCCGGGCGTTGTTGACATAAGGTATCAGCTTGTCAATCGGGACAAGCTGCATTTCACTGGTCGTGTTCATCTGACGTTCCTCCTTTTCAGCACCTTATGCAAGCCTTTTCGGGCGTCCATGATGTTGCCCTTGACCGCCTGTCCTTTGATGGTTTTGTACTGCTGAACCGTAAGATTAGGACGGTTATTTTTCAGTTCCTTGAAAAATTCGATTGTTTCTTTAGGCATAATGCTATCCTTTCCTTGAACGAAGAAGTCGCTCCATAGTGTCATTTAAATCATCGCCGACAGGCTCGGTACAGTTTTCCTTGACGATATCGTAAATCTCATACCAGACGAGATTTGCCGACTTCTGAAACTGCTGCGACATCTGCACAAACGGCGAAGCAATAACACCGCCTGTTGTGGGGTGTTTACCGAGCAATCCGTAATTGCTTATTGCTTCCTCGCACTGAATGTATCGGGCGAAAGCCTGAGCATAAGCTTCAATCAGACGCTTGTTTACAAGGTTCTCGCAGTTTCGTTGTTTCAGCCACAACCACGTTTCACGGTATATATCATCAGCGCCGAGGGGAACTCCGTTCTTCTGCCGAGCCGACAGATAGTCGCTTGGCTTCGGCATATCCGTGCCGTTCAGAACAGCGCCCTCCGGCAGGTCGACGGCTTCAAGTTCCGCTGTGTCGAGCACAGGTATGTCGTTGCTTATGATTTTCACCGGAAGTCCTTTCTGCTTTTTCTCTGCGGCAGGAGCGGGTTTATCTCCGGCACGTACCCGTCTGCCGCCTCTGTTTGTGCCGTCCTTAGCCATGATTTCACCTCCTCAGGACAAGAAAAAAGGACGGTTCACACCGTCCGAAAATATTTCATGGTTTAATACCCCGTTTGAACCCCGATTTTTGCGCACGAAGCCCCGGGCCGCTGTCCGAGGTAAAGAGTGCAGAGATTCTGAACGCCCCTATGCTGCACACTGTAAAACAAATTACTATATTGTGTTGACAATGTTTTCAAAATTGATTATAATACAATTGAGCCATAAGAATTGAAAGGAGACCAGCTATGAAAAGTCAATAGACAAAAGCGCCAAAAATTAAGCGACAAGTTTGGCAGGATTGAAAGGTGTATCAGAGGTCAAGAGCTTAAAAATAACTCTGGTGAGCTTATGAGCGACATGACCAAGAGCGCCGTAATGGTTAAGCCCCTGAGAGCGTTTAAGGTCGTAGTAGGCTTTGAAAGTAGTGTCGTTAAGGGTGAGCTGCCAGGCAGAATTGATAAGGGCGTATCTAAGCAAGGCAGAACCACGCTTTGACATACGGGTAGATTTAGCGGTAAACTGCCCGGATTGGCGAACAGTCGGGTCAAGACCGGCATAGGCGAGAAGCTTGCAGGGCTTTGAGAAGCGCTTAATATCACCGATTTCACCAAGAATGCAGGCGGCATTGACCGCACCGATACCGGGAACTGTCATAAGGACGGAATTTATGGATTCCATTGCTTCCTCAATGGCAGAATTCAGGTCTTTAATTTGCTGTTCCAATAGCTCGATCTGTGCAATGGTTTGGGCTATTTGAATGGATATATAAGGGTTCTTCACCCCGACTGAGGAGAGAGCCAGACTTTTTAGAGCTTCGGCTGTATCTTTTCCAAAGCGCCCATGCGAGGCTTTTGAGAGAAGAATGCACAAAGTTGATGTGCGTAAGGCGGCGATCTCCTTGGGTGAAGAATACTTCTTAAGCAAAGCGTAGGAAGCAGCGATATGTATTCCTGATTTGAAAAACTTACCGAATTCCGGGAACACAAGATTGACATATCCTGCGAGCTGAATTTTCAGCCGGGCCTTGGACTTCTTGAGGTTTTGACGAAAACGGCAAAGCGTTCTCAGTTTCAAGGAATCAGCGTCACGCTGAGAATACAGTCGATAAGAATTGACCATGAGCGATTTGATAATCAGCATGGTATCGACCTTGTCTGTTTTGGTTTTGCGAATTGCAGTTTTGCGCAGAGTTGCTGTCTGAATAGGATTGATGACAGCGAGCCTGAAACCGGATTCGTAAAGAAAGCAGATGAGGTTTTCGGAATAAATTCCGGTTGATTCCAGACCGATGAGCAGTTTGCTGCGGTCAAATTCCGACAGCTTTTTCAGCAGAAGGCAGAAGCCCTCGGCATTGTTCTGAAACGCAAACGGCTTTACCAGAACCGCTCCGGAATCGTCCGAAACGGCAGCATAATGCGTGTCTTTAGCAACATCAATTCCAACAAAAATCATAGTGATCACCTCGAAAAAAAGTAGCACCGCTCGTCCACCTGATTTTATCCGCGTATCCTTGCGTGAAATGAAAAGTCACCTGAACGGGCTTTATCCAGCTATAAACATCTTGAATAAAATCGTGGCAATAAACTCCTAAAAACCGTCATGCGGCAGGACAAAATAAAAAGTCCACGGTGTTCAAGCTAATTATATCACATTTCGGCGCGGTTCGCCGAAAATTTGAACAGTTCCTCTCGCTACGCTCGCTCCACTGTTCAAATTTTCCCTTGCTTCGGAGATGAGCGTAAATCTTATGAAAGGATATGATATGGGGCTTAACTATATCATACAAGGAACAATATGGAACGAGTTGACAAGCCTAAAGTATTTATTTCCTACGCATGGAGCTCAGAGGAATACAAGCAAAAAGTACTGTCCTTTTCAAAGCAGCTTATAAATGATGGCGTAGATGTCCTGTTGGACAGATATTTGGCTCCCGGAATTGATCTTACTGCTTTTATGGAATCAAGTGTAAATGATGAATCTGTAACGAATGTACTGCTCCTTATGGATAAGGTTTATACAGAAAAGGCGAACAAAAGACAGGGCGGTGTGGGAACGGAAACACAGATAATATCTCCGGAACTATACGGGAAAGTGGAGCAGACAAAGTTTATTCCCGTGCTTTTTGAGCGTGGTGAAAACGGTGAAATCTGTTCACCTACGTTTTTAAAGTCAAGAAAATTCATTGACCTCACCGATCCGGAAACCTATGATGAGGAATACATGAAGCTTGTTAAGCAGATATACGGAGTTCATGCAGTGGCAAAACCGCCGCTTGGAACAAAGCCGGCATGGGTAGATTCAGAGCCGTTGGTTCCGGTAAAGAAGATCACCGCATATAAAAGCCTTGCAAATTGCTTCTCCGAGAAAGAGCGGAGCGTTAAAATAAATGGATATCTCTCTGGCATAAAAAACAGCATAATTGAAGCTTTTACAGTAACCGAAAGTTACAAAGAGGGCAAGGCTTTAGAGCTTTATGAGAATGCTGTTCCGCTGCGGAATGAGTTCTTGCTTTTACTCAAACAGGTCGTTTGTGTCGAACATGGGGAAGAGCAATTAGGCGACTTCTTTGAAGATGTTCATAGTCTGATCCATAAGACATTTCTAGAAAATTGGAACGGAAAAACAGCAGGGCTGTTTGTAAACGAACTTTTTATTTATACAATTGCAGTTTATTATAAGTTTCACTTTTATAAGGAGGTGTCAAGCTTCTTTACCAGGCTATATTTCAGCAATGAATACGGTATTAACAACTTTAGTGATCTGTATGTGTATAGTGAGAACTTTGAGCATGATATGATTGCTCGTGATGGTAAAAATTATCTTTCTGGGGCGGCAGAATTCTGGACAAAGAATATTTACGCCGATATTTGTTCTATTGATGAATTTATATTTGCTGATATTCTTGCCTTTAACTGCTCTGTATATGGAAATATACCATCTGGTACATTCTGGTGGTATCCGGTGACTTATATTTATGCGGGGTACAGTCAAAGTGCATTTAAAGGCTTTGCACAAAAATTGCAGTCAATAAAAGCGCTTACCAATGTGGCGGAAATGTTTGGATATGATATGTCAAATTCTCCAGTAGAGCAGTTCAGAACAAAATTCAAGTCGGTTGAAACTCAAATAAAGAACGGGGAGTTTAGAAGTTACAGTTATTCTGGTGTATTTTCTAAGGCGCCTTTATTGGGTTATTATATTAAATTCGATCAGCTGGGAATCATGAAATAGTATTATCAAGCGCCTTGCTTTTGCAGGACGCTTTGCTGATAATATTGCCTAAATAGTTGAATTGTTGTATCCGCCGAACTGATGCGCTGTATTATGCATTGGAAAGTTTTACGGGGATATTTGCGTTTAAACAGTTTTTTAAGACCAAATTAATTTCCCAGAAAGTTTCTGCATTCTGGAAGATTAATATAAATTGTGTCTTATTTCTTCAGCGAAGATATCAAGGCAGTTGCAATGGCTTCTGCATCACTAATGGAATTGTTTTTTCCAAATGTGATCCGTATTGTACCCTTGGCGAGTTTTTCGGGAAGCCTTATTGCCTGAAGCACATGAGATGTTTCTGTCCGAACAGAATCACAGGCGGAACCGGTTGAAACGTATATTCTCTTTAAATCAAGCTGGTGTAACAATGCTTCTCCGGATTTCTCCGGGAAAGATATGCTTATATGTCCCGGAAGCCGATTTTCAGTGCTGCCGTTAATGCTATATTTTATTTTTGAATCATCAAGCAAAGCAAGGAAATGTTCAGTCAGTTTATTCAGAAACAAAGTTGTATTGTTCATTGATAAAATGCTATTATTCAGTGCAGCTGCCATTGCAGCAATCGCTGCAACATTTTCAGTTCCGCCTCTGATACCTTTTTCCTGTGAGCCGCCGTTTATCAATGGCAGGATTTTTACGCCATTCCTGATATACAGAAATCCTACCCCTTTGGGTGCACCAAATTTATGACCGCTTGCAGACAGCGTATCTACCCCGAGTTGCTTGACATCTATCGGAATATGTCCCACTGCCTGCACTGCGTCTGTGTGAAAATAAGCTCCGTGAAGATGTGCAATATCAGCAAGCTCGCGGACTGGTTCTATCGTACCGATTTCGTTATTTGCTAGCATTATTGATACAAGACGAGGGGAGTATATTGTTTTTTCGAGCGTTTCCGGCAGGATTGTTCCGTCTTTTTCCGGGGCTAGGTAGGCAACCGGAAATCCAAGGTGTTCAAGCTGCTCGCATGCGCGGATAATCGCGTGATGCTCTATCTGGGACGTGATAACACAACTTTTCTCGTTGTTATACAGCACTGTGCCTTTTATAGCCCAGTTGTCGCTCTCAGAACCTCCTGATGTGAAGTATATTTCCTCCGGAAGTGCGTTTATGCATTCAGCGATAGTTTTGCGCGCCTTTGAAAGCGCCTTTTTCCCTTCGCGTGCGAAAGAGTACAGCGAAGATGGATTTCCGTATTCTGCTTTCAGGTATTCCTGCATTATTTCGTATGCTTCGGGATCTATCTGCGTTGTTGCAGCATTGTCAGCATAAATCATTTTTTCACCTCATTTGAACAGGGTACAGCCTTCCTCCTTGAATTCTTCGATCTTATCCAGAAGTTCGTCTGTCGTGCATTCCAGATAATCTGCAAGACAGTCAAGGCAGTAGTAATCCCTGATGTTTTCGCCCAGCATCTTTTTATTAATACCGATCGTATCTTTTTCTGTGATAGCCTTACCGCAGGCAATGCAATCAACCATTGAGAAAAGACTCCTTTATATCAAAATTTGGTACGTCCTTGCCCTTAAATTCATCATCAAGCAGCGCAAGTTGTTTTTTGATTATAGAGCGCATTTTCACGGCTGGTCTGAGGCAGTATTTCCTGAACTCGTTTGGAACGACGTCCTCAGAGGCGCGTACATTCGGGAAAAGCAACTTAAGATATGCGGTCGCAATGCGCTTGACCGCTTCCGTATCCCTTGTGTCGGAATGTTCCGGCACATCAACTATTTCGTCAACTACAGCACGATAGCTGGCATCGCTCCTCATAAGGTGTAGAATGGTACAGAAATATTCTGAATTGAGCGCCCATCCGGAAATTTTCAAGTCATCATGCATTCTTGGAATTTCCCAACCCTTTATGAACCCGTGGAAACGGTCGATAAGAGCGCTTTCCCTGAACATCGCCGGAAGCTCTGAAAACATGTTCTTGTATTCGTCCATGCTGTCCTGACTGATATTGCCGAGCAGAATTATACCCGCGTCTGCAGTACCCTCGTGTCCTGCAAATGAGATTTTTCCGGACTCCATGTATCCTTTGAGTGTAGTGCCGATTTCATCTCCGTTGGGGAATACCAGCTTCTGAACTTCGTCAAATGCTACGAAATCGTTATTGTATACGATTCCCGGAGTGCGTTTGCTGAGGTCGTAGAACAGCTTTGCACGGGTCATAACGCCAGTGGTAAGGTTGCCATTTTTGTTTATCTGACCGAAAATATATGACTTTCCAGTCCCTTTTGGAGCAAGCTCGATCAGATTCAGACGCTTTTCAACAAAGGGAAGCAGTCTGGTTATCATCATGAGTTTCTGATGCTCGTCCTCATAGCCATCAGCATTGTAATCTACGGCTCCAAGAATGACATCTATCCACTCGTGTATGTTAAATTCAGCACGAACGTCCTTGTAATAATCAAGGTCTATTGAATAAGGGCAGAAATTCTGAAAGCTGATCAGCTTGATCTTTCCTGCTTTTTTCTGTGATTCATCCGGGTATCTGTATCCAAGCTCGATAACACCCCATGTGTCACGGCTGTTTACAAGTTCGTTCTTGCAGCATTCCCATGCTTGCGGCTCAATGATGGTTTCCTTGTTCGTCAGCCCGAACTCAGGCAGGGAAAATGTGACCTCCTGATTCTTTATATTGATATCTACTGATATCTTTGTAAGGAATTTGACCCGTTCATTTTCTACAATGATACGGTTTTTTATGCTTATCCATTCGTCCTTGCGCGGAATGTATGTGTGAATGAAGTCCGATACCTCTCCGATATCGAAATTTCCATCTTCATCTTCAAATTTTTTCAGCAGCCAGTCACGGAGAAATGACGGCAGGCTGAGTGCAGAGAAGAAATTGCTCTTTTTAAGGTCCTTGTATACGACCATTTCATCAAAGCATTCTCTAAGCTTTTCAACCATGTTGATCTCCTCCTGTCAGAATAATTCCTTTTCGCTTGCGCCTTCCTTCTTTACAGTGAAGGAAAGTCCCGTTTTTACGACTGTGCTTCCTGAATACACATCGGCTGTGTATTGTTTTGCTTTTCTGATGTCCGGCATTTTGACAGTGTACGCTGTACCATCATATTCTGCTTTATAGAAATTCCCGGATACCAGAATGGACACATCGTTCAGACGTGTATTGGAATACAGGCGTATCTCAGCCTTCTTTCGGAAACTGATGGTTATTTCCGGGGTCAGTATCGTTATTTCTATACTTTCCGGTGCGATAGTCAGCGCAATCACAGGAACTGTAAGTTCTTCGAGTGTCGCGCCTCCATGTACTTCGACATTAGCAGCACGTCCACCTTTGAATCTGTCGTAATTTGCAAGGACGTAGTAATCCCCTGACTTGGTGGCGCAGGAAACTTCGCTGATGTCATCGGTCAGCGCGCATACACGTCCGCTGTGAGTGCCTTTAGAGTTCACGTTGATATCAAGAGTGTGCTCTTTTATAACCGCTAGTCGGCTTGCCCCGTGATCTGAAATCATGTAAACGGTAGAAAACTCACCGCTTTTCAGTTTCTTTTTTGCAGTGCTCAGGACATTGCTGATTATTTCCAGTTCTCTGATAAGATGAGTCGGATATTTGTTCTGCGTGTAGTCAAAGTTCTGTTCGCCGTGGTGCTTTATATCATCAAGCTTTTTTATTGAGTATACCGGAGCACCGGCGTTCTCGAATGAAGTGACAAAATCTTTGTTGCAGAATGTAAGCGAGGGAAGCTCGCACCGACAGATAGTTACATTTGCAGAAAGTTTCATTTCGCTGCATTTCTGCATTATCCAACTCAGGTATTCTACACCCATCGCATCAACAAAATACAAACAGCTAGCCGATTTGTCCAGCTTTTCAACTACTTCGCTGCGTGGTGGAAGAATGGCGTTATAGTCGCGCTTTTCAGCCTGCTCGTATACTAGCTGCTCAAAATCCGGGAATATCCTGTTGACGAGCTTCTCATATTTGTATTCGCTGAAATACCTGTTCAACAGCTCGTTTCCGTAATTGAACGGTTGGAGATAAAAGTACAGGTCGGGATACACGTTTTTAAGGGTTTGTTCGATTCGGGTGCGGTCTGATTTATCGTTGCACTCTGAAAGGACAGCGATAATTTTTTCACGTTCAGCTTTTGTGCAGTCGGTGAGATAGGGGAGAGGATCTCCTTTTTCAGCACAGACTATGGAGCAGAAGTCAATGGCTTCGTCATCTGTATTTTTTAGTTCTGAAAGGAGCTTTTTCCTTTCAGAATAGAAATCGCTAAATTCCTTTGAGTCAGCGTCAAATGTCAGAACGCTGCGGTATATTTCATGAATGAGCTGTGCAGGCATATGGGCGTGTTCAGCGGCAATGCTAAGGTACATATTACGCTGTGCGCCACATAATTTAAGAGCGATGTAATACAGCCAGCGCCTGAAATCATCGCTTGACTGAGTAGCTTCAAAGCTGGCGTCAAGCTTATCGGTGCTGCCAAATTCACTGCTGATATATCTGTCCCATGAGCCTGATCCAGATAGTCCGTCAAGAGCCGACTGCCACTGCTCCTCGCTTCCGAAAGAAACGTTTAGTTTTTCGGTAGACGGGTCGATCTCGCATAAGGCTTCATATGCGGTTTTCTGTTCGGTTATGGGAATGATCGAGCAAGGATATGATGATTTGGTTTTCTGCGTTCGTACCGCCAGTTGCTCGGGAATATTCCCCTCTGAGATAACGGCAGACAGCATGTTTATTCCGCTGATGTACCGGCATTTTATATATTCCGGCATGTTCGGCGAAACAAATCGCAGCTCCGGCTTGGGGTCGGGGTTGCCTTCTATATCCCACACAAGACGGCTATAGCGTGGGTCTGTGAATTTCAGAAGCCCAGCTGGCTGGTGACATAGCATGATGGTACTGCAAGGCACCTTTGCATACTGAATAAGCTGGCTTATTTTGTCTGACAGCTTTTCTTCGCCAAGGAGTTTCCATTCCGTGAAAAAACCAGACAGAACAACAGGCTTTTCTTCGTTTTTCAGTGTATTTAAAAGCGCACCCATATCGGGAAGCTCATCGTCCCTGCTGAACGCATGAGCTTCGATGAGGCGGGTGTTTCCTATGCACAGCTGCTGTCTGATATCCAGCAGAACAGCGGCGCTGTCACAGCAGATAAACCGTATTTGGGTATCATCAGAATCGAGATATTTCTGCGCCCTGGTGATAATTTCGCTGGCTTTCATAGCTGCCTCCTTAGTTGTCCTTGATTATCTCCATGCCGACTGTCATATTGCTGCGGATAAGCTCCTTAAGATATTTCTTGACATCGGCAACGTCCATGTCGTCGATTTTTTCAAGAGCCTTGTCGCACCCCGATTCGTTATACTTGAACTCCGCCATTTCTTTCAACAGGCGGTCTATTGATGAAAGACCTATCCAGTCGTAAGGCTCGGAACGGAGAGAATCCCGTAAGTGCTTTTTGACTTCTTTGATATTATCAAGCAGCACGTCGTAGCCCTTGATGATTTTCTCGCGGAAAGCATTATCGCGCTTCTCCTCATTGCTTAGATCAGCTATTGATGTCGCACTTTCAAGGTACTCGATTGCTTTGTCGATCATTGCAGGGTCGTTCTGACGGCGGCTGTTAAGCAGGTCGAATACAGACTTTGCCTCCTGATATTCGCCGTCAGGTATCATGCAGAGTATTGGCATCGAATACTTGTCCGACCACTCTCTCGGAGTTCCTGTGTCGGTTTTGCTTATCCAGAGTTCTTTCAGCCTGAGCGAACCCTGTGTGCTTGCAAATTCGTCAGCCTTGCGCTTGACTGTATTCTGGTATTCCTGCTTGTCAGTCGTGAATAAGTTCACAGGCAGCGACTTGTATATTTCCTTGATATCATCAGGTGAAAACTTTGAAAGAATATAAGAGCAGACCTTGCTGAAAAGCGGCAGAGGGTCGTTGTATAATTCAATAAATTTCTGACCGAGCGCAGTGATATTGTCAAGGAACGCCTGACGTTTTGCATCAGGGAGAGAACCGGTTTTTACAATATCAAACAGCATTCCCATCAGCGGTGAAACGCTTTCCCAGTCGTTTATCGCATAGAAGTAAGATATTTTGATGTTTCTGCACTTGTCTGTCCACTCGTTCAGTGCGCCCTCAAAATCAATGCTCTTTGGAAGATATCTGTTGCTTTCATTGATGATTTTATATTCGAGAATAACTTCCTGAATTTTTAGGTCTGCGGTATCCTTATTCCACACCCAGTTTGCGTCATCTGCATCAAATTTCTTTTTCAGTCTGTTCATGTATCTGCCGTTGTCGCCGATTTCGTCTGCAAGAAGCGCAAGCTCGCCACCATTGAATCTGTTGATATACGCGTTCATTCCAGAGGCGCAGTTGTCCCGCGTGATGACCGCTTTAAGGTCGGTAGATGCGGATTTGTTGCCGATGCACAGCCTGCCGATTTTAAGCGCAATATCAGTTTCGGTACTGTGCTGGCTGAGATTGTTGGAGTTGGCTATTCCGCCGAACAGGTCGATAAGCTCCTCAAGTACGCTCTGGGGAGTGCTGAGAGTAAGTTTCGGGAGGACGTGCTTTACACACCATATCGGAAACACTAGGGTTTTTAGCTGCACGCGTATCTTGTTCCTTGTGGCTTCGATGGACGAGCATACAGCCGGGTCAATGCCGAATATTTCAGCGGACGCTGCGGTAAATTCGCGTTCTTCCGCAGTCATGGTGACGATGTATTTTTCCTTGTATCGCGCGATAGGAGTGAGGTGGTGCTTGATTATTTCGGATACCATATCCTTGAGTTTTACCGTGCTCATAGGTTCGCTTGTCATTCCGTCCGACCAGCTGTATGCGGAGCTTGCGTATTCTTTCAGTACAACGCCCATTATGAATGCAGTCAGATTGCACGGCATGAAACCGAACGGCTCGCTGATAAGCGCGTCGTAAACTTTGGATATTGATATCCGTCCATCCGCCTTGAAATCGGCTGCGATCGTATCGTCCACAGCCTTTTTTATTTTGGAAATACGCAGGGAAGGATCCTCTTTCCAGTATTCCTTTGTATAAACATCGCATTCAAGATAGTTAAGCAGATTTGTCTGCGGGTTTGCAGAACGGAACAGTCCGGAAAGATTACCTGTCACACCGCAGTCAACTCCGGCTGCAAGCGAGGAGGACAGCCACATAGTATCGTTTACGGATCCGCCATTCTCCAGACCATATGGGTAACGCTTTCTGCTTATCAGGTGTAGCGTATTAGCGAGAGTCTTTATGTCAGGTACGCGCTCACCGTCAGGCTTGTCGTGAGTATATACGATAAACTCGCCATTGCCAATCTTGTTGCGCCATTCCTTGAGGGCTTCGCCGGCGAGTTTTTCATACTGGTTTGCCTGCTGATTGTCCTTGTTCCGCTGGTACTGCGCGTTTGCCATTGCGTCGATATATCGGTCGTAAAGATCCTTGCCGAGCGGCGACAGGGAAGTGTCAACTATAACGACATCGTAGCTACTGTCATTGACAACTTCCTTGATAGCTTTGAATAGTTGAGTGGATTCTGAATCGTCCTTTGAATATGCTGTGAGCAGACCGATACGATTTCCGGACACAGTGCTCCTAAGTTCGTTTGCAAGCCGTTTAATATCGGAAGCGCAGCAGTTCTGTGTGGCATAGCGAAGTTTCATTGCACCGTCAAGCACAATGGCATTGCCGACCTGACCGCTTTCGACCAGGCTGGTAGTAGAGCGCGTTCTGAGTTCCGGCTTGAATTTTTCTACAGCGCTGGTATCAGTAATCGCCGTAAGGGCAGAGTAACAGGTCTTTCCGGCACCGAGCGGCTTTTCAAAGAGTATCTGGTCCTTGACCAGTTTGTGAGCGATACGGGAAGCTTCGCTGCTGCCGAAGTTGGAGCCTTCGAAAGCGTTGTCGAGATTCTTGTCGTTTGGAATATAAAGCTCAACGGTATTGCCCGTGCGCTGGGAAATAGCCTGAAGCAGCAGTACTGCTTTCAGCACTCTGTTCTCGTCCCTGTCGAGCTTGTGCGCTGCCGCTCTGGGATAACAGTCGAGTATAGCGCGGATATCAGGCGTCAGAAGCTCCTTTCCGTTTTCGTAAAAGAATTCCCACAGCATGTCAATGGTCAGAAGCGGATTTTCGTCATACGGACCGCAGTTCTTTATGTACCACTGGAATCCCTTGATATCGTCACCACGGTCGTTCTTGATGAAATCGAACATGCTTCGCTGGTTGGAACCGAAAGCCGCTGAAATATCCTTCAGCATGAGGGCAGTATAAGGGTGTATCGGGAGAATGCTCTGCAGTTCTTTGTCGGAAATGTGAGCCTTGTTCTTTATCAGATTTCTGGATTCGTGTGTTCTGTCGTAGAGGTCGTCAACAGTTTCGGTCCATTCCTTGCGGATAACCGGGTCGTCTTTCTTTTCCATTGCCGCTCCGAGCAGACGGAACGCCATTGTATCGGGCAGAGTTATCCTGCAGATGGGGTCAATGAATCGACCTTTGATCTTGCCGAAGTCCTTATCATTAGCAGAGAATATATTTTCGACATCGTGAGTTACGATTATGAAATAAAAAGGCGAACTGCTGCTGAGATCCGCAAGCTTCTGGAAACCAGTCAGCGAACGCATATTGTTCCTGAAGTATTCAGTAAACTCGTCCCATATAAAAATCAGGGCTTTCAGGTTATTTTCCCTGATAACGGAGTTTATCCATTCGGTAAGACGGTCAGGGTCGAGCGAAAGCGCTTTGAACTGGCGTTCTTCAGCGACTTTCATTACCTTGTCCATTATTTCCTGAAGACTGGCTCCGCTGTATGAATTAAGCTTGCTGATAATGTCGTCTGTGTTATCTCCACCGAACAGGTCCTCATACTGTTTTGATATTAGAGTGTTGAAGTATACCTTGTTTGCCTCATCAGAAAGCCATTCGACGGTAGAATCACGCAGGGAATTTTGACCCATGCCGGAAAAGCCACCGTCTTTGAGGGCTTCGATTATGCTGTTCTGTATAGCGAAAACAAGGCTGTTGTCGTTCTTGATATTCGACGAGCCATACCTGTGTACGGTAAGTATTTTGTCGCCTGATTTTATCTGCGAGAACTGGTTGTACAGGTCTCCGGAAAGCTGATCCTTATATTTGTCGAAGTATTCTATTGTGGCTTCGGGAGAGGCGTCAAGCAGCTTTTTCAGAGTAAGAACGGCGTGGGATTTACCGGTTCCGTATGCGCCCTCGACCCAGATGGAAACTTTCTGTTTGCGCGTAACTACGCTTATGGTATCGCGAATAAGCCCTACAAAAGATTCGTGGGGGTAGAACTTTTTCCAGAGGTCTGGTTCCTTGTTTATTATCGCTTCGTTGACCTGCGGGAAGTACTCCGGGTCTATATTGAAGTAATCTATGTATTTTTCAGCCATGTCAGTTCCTCCTTAAAACAGTTCAAGAACATCAGAAGATGATTTGGTATTTACCAGGTCTATCTTGTCGAGGTCAAGAGTGAACGAAGCATTGATAAATTCGGGATAATTGATTGATAGTCCGATAAGTATCTGCTGCATTGAATCACTGTCTGTGCCAAAAATCTGTGTAGGACTGATTCCGGCGCTGTCCACATCGTGATCCAGCAGACGGCGAAGCGTGAAGTGATAGTAATCACCGCAAGCCTCCGCGAACTTGTAGAGCGAATACAGGATCACCCTGGGGTCGGGATCCTGCCACGGCTGGCGGACAAGGCTGTTCATGGACTTCTTTTCACCGGCTGTTGTCTGCTTGACGGTGATGTCGGGAATACCCAGACCTATTTCCTTGAACGCCTCATTTGTATCAAGAATAGTTTTGAAACCGTTCCAGAATTCGCTTTTGGCTTTTTTTGTGGTATCTTCACCCATATCAATATCAAGCTGACGTTCATAATAAGTTTCATTGAACGGAATATTCTTGATATACCACTGAAAAGCGGGTGTGTATGCCAGATTACAGAGCATGAGCGCCCATGAATTTGCATCAGAAGTACCCATTCTTGTGATAAGCTCACCGAAGGAGGTAAGCTTCCTTTTAGCGACTATTCCGGCGTCAGTCATGAACCCATACATTACGTCAGTTTTTCTGTTGCCGGGTTCAAATGAATTGTCGTCAATGAACGAGTTTATCCACTCTGCGTCTACACCGACGCTCAGATATTTGTTGATTCCTTTTAATGATTTCATAGCTTTACTCCCTCTTATAGAATTGTAGTATAAACAGCCACTGAGTATTTTCAGGCACTCATGGCATTTGATACATTTGTCGGAAATCGTTATTTTTCCATCTGACATGCTGATATTCCGGTGTGGACATTCAGCAACGCAGGTCTTGCAGAAAATACAATACTGTGATTTGGCAAGCACGCTTTTGAAAAGAAAGATAAATTCAATGCTGTTCTTGCTGTTGCCTAAATTCTCAATTTCTATCAGACCACCATTTTTATCTTCTGATTCACGACATTTGCGCCAGACACCGTTATATTCCAGCATGATTTCTCCGCTGTTTTCTTCGATAATGCCCATGGTTTTATACCATGTTTTCCAGACGGGGTTCAGCTTATTTACCGAAAATTTGAGATATGCCGGCGTTTCATTAAGCTGAAATCTGTCCTCTTCAGAAAACTTTAGCTCCCGTCCGCTTAGCCGTGATTTCCAGCCGCCGGTTTCAAGAAATATTTTAGCATTATCGCCGGAAAGGTCTTTGGCACTGTTCTGAGTTATGCGTTCGCAATATTCGTCAACAAGCTCGGGAAAACACTGCCGTTTGATATATTCGTGTTTTTCTGATGAATTTGGACACATTATACAGCCAACCCTGTTGAATCCGTATTTATATGCATCATTGAGCAAAAGTCCTTGTGAGTAGATATACAAATAGATTTCGGCAGAGGACCATTCAAGAATAGGGTGAAAGCTGTACTGACCTGCCATTTTCTTTCCCATGCTCATTTCGTCATATCCTGATCTTGATACGCTTTCATCTCCTCTTACTCCGGTTATCATTACGCAGCGCAGCTTACCGTTGGCAAATTTGTCACTAAGCATATTGATAACAGGTGCGGTTTTATGTACTGTACAGCACCATCTGACTTTTCGGGCTGGCGGACCGAAAATATTCCATGATTCTTTAGAAGTCATGTTTGAAGCTGCTTCGAGGAATTCAATACCCTCATCAGAACATTTTCTGCTAAGTTTTTGAACGAGTTCGGTCGTGGTTGGGAATTCCATGTCGGTATTGCCGAATACTACTTTAAATTCATTATGCGGCAGCGCACGCTGAACGATATCCAATGCGACAACGCTATCTTTTCCGCCACTGAATGCAACGTAAAATATGTCAACTTTCTTCCTGTAAGAAATATAGATGTTGAACACCTTTTTTATTGTGTCCTGAACAAGCGCTTCGAGTATCGTATGATTTTTAGCCACCATGAGCGGTATGTTAACAGGAATCAGCGGTTTTCCGTCAGGCTCTGGTTCTTCAAGCAGAACCAGTTCAGGGGCGGTATAAAGCGAGCCACCCTTAACAGAAGCGACCTTTCGCCCGTGATACCAGTAATTGTTGGCTTCTGCCCACATATATGGAGCTGAATCATCTTTGGCGTAATTCCAGTACTTATCGAAGCCCAGAATATCAAGCTCCTTGTAATAAACGGGTCGAGGCTCCTTGCTCATTTTCTGCTGTGCGCTGTTGAGCAGTAGACCTCCCGTTTCTTCGTCCCAATCGTATGAATACATATATTAACCTTTCGAGTTCCTTAATTTTTTTGCAGAGGAGATCACATAGCTGATATCGTTATAACGCCTTGTAGCGGTGAGCTCATTTGCGACCGCCCAGCTCATGACATCTTTTTCGCTGAGCGGAACATTGCTGTCTGCGGCAGCATGGGCGAACAGCACCCTGAATTCCTCAAATTCAGAGCCTTTGCGGACTATCGCTCCAGTCAGACCTTTGCTGAAGCTGTTGTGAGATAGGCTGAATTTCTTGCTGAAGTGGAATACATAGCTTTCCAGAAGATAACTGTTCCATGAATACCCGGCGTATGGGAACGACATGAATGAGCCGATATTGCTGAAAAGCAGATAGTCTTTTGAAAAGAAGTTCTCAATTGCAGAGTCTATTGCCTGAACGTTGAAATTCAGAGAATCAAGCGAAATAAATTCTGATTCGCTTATTCGCATTGAATTTGCATACACCTGCTCGAAATTGATCTGCGTGTTCAGGTCGTCTTTTAAGCCATCAAGCTGGTCGATAGTAAACCTGCTGTTATGTTTGCAGAAATCAGCAAATACCTTAGTTATAGACAGATTATTCTCTTTGCTGATGATTTTGTTGTTGAAGTGGAATTTCCCGTCCAGCTTGAATTCGAGAAAATCCCTGAAGCCTGCCACTGTAAGGAATGAGTACCTTTCGATGATCTCCGGAGTTCTTTTCTGAATCATGTCGTAAAGTTCTGAATCAGTGACATAATCCTTTTCATCAATAATGCTGTTTATCATTGATGATATTTTTTCCAGCTCCGATTCATTTATGTCAACGATGTCTGCAAGCAGATATTCTCCCTTGCTGTTATGAATAAAGCATGGCTCTCTTGAAAGGGTCTGTGAGATCCTGTCCTTTGGAATGTGCGAAAGCGCCTCGCATATATTCTCCTTTGAGCAGACACTTCCGGCGTTTCGCAGGAAGTTTTGAATTTCGGATTTGACATCGGATTCACCAGTTTTGCTGTTTGACAGGCAATGGGTGCGGAAATAATATTTATTTCCTGTAATAGTTTTAAGATAGTCGCTGAGCATTTCTGCATTATTTATCTGGCTGTTCAGAAGGTCATCTGAAAATTTGTCAAACAATGCGCTGAAATATATGGAGCTGACGCCTGATTCGAAAGTTTCGTCTATATATTTCAGCATCGTGTTTCGGATATTTTCGCTGAGCATGGTTTCCGGGAGATATGATTTCCCACCACTTGTGATGGTTAACGACCTAATCATTGACAGGATTTTATGATCGTCAGCAGACAGTTCCTCTCCAAAATGACTATTCCAGAGTTTGCGGAATCGTCTTAGCTCTATTGATGATCCAAATGTGAAACCCCTGCAGAAATCTTTTCTTATAACCTCGAGGTATTTTTCGCTGTCATTTGCCCGAGAAGATTGAACGGATTTTGTGGCAGTCTGAGCACGTGATGTAATGGAATCAGTCGTTCTGCCGGCGGCAGTATTGAAGTTCTGGTCTGTGTACCAGCCGTCCTTTGCGCGAAATTCGGTGTTGCTTCCGAAGTATGTGTCAAAATTGAAAATGACGCCTTTCTTTTTGCATTCCCTTACGAATGGAATAACAGCGCCGAATATCCATAAATGACCGGAGGGGCGTTCGTCAAGATATCGAATATTGCATTTCTTTATCGAAGATATCAGGTCATTTTCCAGATAATAAACAACAGGCTTTTTATCCTGATGTGTCATTGTAACAGAGGACTTGTTTTCAGATTCGACAGGGGCTTTTGTGTTATTCTTCGGCGAGTGATGACTGATATAACTAGAAAACAGCGACAATGCGATTGCAAATTTGCCGTTCTTGCCCAGAGTGCTGCGCTGTACCATTTCGATAAGTTTTTTTGCTTTTTCCGGTTGAGTTACTTCAAATATATTTTTATCAACAAATCCCTGCGTTTTCAGGTGATAATTTATACTGCTGAATGAAAAATATAAGTCTGATAATTGATTTGGGTATTTTTCCTTTGCCCAATCATAAAATCCAGTTTCAAAACTGAAAACTGAGACAGCAATCGGATCAGCAGATTTAGGCTTGTGGTTATCAGGGTCCTCAGTTATTGTTGATTTAGTGCCAGGACTTTCTTTATGAGAATTGTATACTTTCCTGAGCACTTCGTCAGTGCAGGGAAGCCCCAATTTTCCGTCTGATAACAGATGCATCATCTGGTGCCGGGCCATAATAAGTTTGTTCTGGGGTTTGTCAATTCTGAGTGACAGCTTACTTAATACGCTTGCTGCAGAAGTTTTTTTCTGGAATTGTTTCATGCATTCCTGATATATCATTTCTGCTTCGTCGTATGTAAAGTCGATCAAAGCTGGTTTGGAAACCGCTGGTTTTGTGGAGATAATTGTTTTTTTGACAGTCTTGACCGGGGAGGCAGGCATTTCCGCCTGGGAACTGATTTCGGCTAAGACAACTATCCGGACTTCCGATAGAATCACACCAAAATACATGAGCAGCTCTTTTATATTTACAACAGTATCTCTTGCGGAATAATTCGATTCAACATAGCCGCTTTGTTTAAGCCTGCGCGGCTTTATAAGATTGATAGGGTCATTGCTGAACATATCTCTTGTTCTGCCATTGATTTTGAGTGAAGATATGTCGCCGAATTTCTCTTCAGAGAGAAGACATGTCTGATACCAGGTATCAGCCCACGATTTTACAGAGTGGACTCTATTGTATATAAATATGCTCAATGGGGTCGTGTAGCGAAGATCCTGGATATTTTCCCAATCTATCAGGAATGTACTCATACAGCAACCTCCCGATAAATTGAAAAGCACCCACACTTGTCGCTCTGCATTTTGAGCGGCAAGTCCAGGTGCTTTTGATTATTATATATAGCCAAAAAAGACAGAATTACCCTACTTCTGTCTGTCTGTCTGTCTGTCTGTCTGTCTGTCTGTCTGTCTGTCTGTCTGTCTG